AGTAGCAGCAGGACCAATAAGTGTGACAGCGTTAGTGCCGTTATCTGTATCTTCTTTAAATAGAATAGAGCCAGCAGATGATGCAGAGCCAGTTAGCACTGGTGCAGTAATAGACTTGTTAGTAAGCGTCTGTGAACCTGTAAGGGTTGCTACAGTGCTGTCAATAGCAATGCTAATCTTTTGTGCAGAACTTGTTGTATCAACGCCTGTGCCACCTTCTACGGTCAGTGACTGGCTATCTAAGTCTACATTCTGTGCGCCACCACTGTCACCTACAAAATCTAAGTCTTGTGCAGTTACTTGACTATCCACGTAGGCTTTAATAGACTGTTGTGTAGCTAGTTTAGTGGCACTGTTAGATGCCATATTGTCTTCATCTTTGATGCCTGTAACGGTAGCACCGTCACCTGCAATGTTAATGCTAGTATTAGCAACAACTGTTGTACCTGTAATTGCAGCAGCAGAGTTACCACCGATTACTGTGCCATCAATTTCACCAGAGGCTACATCTACTTTAGAAATGTTTACTTCACCTGTACCTGCTGGTGTTAAGTCAATATTGCCATTAGTATTTGTACTGGTAATCGCATTACCGTTAAGGTTTAAATTATCTACTTGTGCTTCTGTGACTGCACTATTAGTACCTAATGTTACGGCATCTACTGTACCACCGTTAATATCGGCAGTGTCAGCTACAAGTGCGTCAATGTTTGCTGTACCATTAATATAGGCATCTTTAAACTGCTTAGAGTTACTACCCAAGTCAATGTCGTTATCTGTAGTAGGTTCGATTACACCATCTTTGACAACAAACTGTTCTGTGCTTGTGCCACTTACATCAATGTTAAATTCTACTTGGTTATTAGTATCGTCTACTACAACTTTGTTCTTTGGAGCAACAACGCCGGGGTCTCCAATCAATCCTATGACTGGACCTTCTGCGGCTGTGCCATCATGCTTGTGACCTGATGTATTTACAAATGCTGCTAGTAATTGGTTGTACTCATCATTACTGTCGGCTGCATCAATAATGTCACCGTCAGCATAACTGGATTGTCTAGTATAACCTGCCATTTATTATCTCCTTGCGTCAGCTTGAAACTCTAGCTGAAATCCTTTTAATGAATATGGGGCTGATGTGCCTCTATCGTTTACTCGTAATGCTATAGCGAAACCTGAACCTTCTATGGGTTGACGTACTAACGGGTTAGACTGTCCACCGTATGTTGCAGTACCATACACAGAAGAACCATAGATAGCTACTGAGGTAGTTGTGTCAAACGGATATGCTGCTGGTCTTGCTACATTAGGTGCTTCGTAGTCATACCGTACAAACAAGTCTGCGTTAACGGCTGCTTCTGGTGCGTAGTTAATAATAACACGGTCAAACGATTTACGAATACCTGCATCACCCATAGTCAAATCAGGTGAACGATACCTACCTGTTACTACACTACCGTCAAAGTCATTGCCTTGTTCTTGTCTATACACGTAGCCATCAAAGTCACCATGAAGAACAATACTTTCACCTGCAACAACTACACTATCTGTACTATTAGGTCTGATACCTTTTATATCTGCAAACTCGTAAGCATCACCTTTACGCACACATATCACACCTGTTGTTGTAGCCCGTGGTGTACCTGCTTTAGAAAAGAATATACGATACTGTGTCTTGTCAGGTATGATAACACTATCAAACTCATCTACGTCTGACAGTCCTTCAAATCTTTCCTGCACTGCACGACTGATTGTACCAAGTTCTACGTCACCAATCTTCTCTGTACCAGCAACGGTACGCAGTCCATCTGGACCTAAGAAAACAATATCACCTGCAAATTCTTGGATGGTAAAACCGTTTAGGCATCCAATCTCTCTAGTTACAGGTTGCAAAACAAAGTCTGCTATTGTATTACCTACTAACTTAAAGATACGTTCTTCACAAAAGATATAAAGTGAATCACGAAACGGAAACAGTCCAGTAATATTGCTATCAACATTAATAGAACCTGCACCATTAGCTGTACTAAAGTCTGTGTCTGTGTAGGGTGCAGTAAATACTAACTCTTGTGGGGTAGAAGACATGCCAGCAAAGAACAATGACTCTTTAAAACCTGTAACAAACTTAGGATTAGACGGTGCGCCTGTACCACTAATATCTGTTACTGTAGTGTTATCGTATTTAGATGCATGATTAGCACCGTCTGCCCACACAATAAATTCTGTACCTGCTAGTGTATATCTAAAGAAGGTATAGCGTCCTGCGCCTGTTCTACCTGAGTCTATCTCTGTCCAAGACCCACTACCTGCAGCACCTTTATGTATCTTACGTCCCCGCGCTGCAAGCACGTTACCCTTAAAGTGAGCAGACATAAGTACAGATTCACTAGAAAGCTGGTCTTGTGGAACAATATTACTATTCCACTTGTTGTATCCTGAGATACGCCTGTACCCACCAGTAGTGGCAGGTTCAAAGTTTTCTAGTTCAAGTGCCATCCCCGGCTGCATTGCAAAGGTTGACTGGTCGAGAACTAGACCACCTTGACATGCAAACACAAAGGGATTAAGGCCAGATTCATCTGCCATTTAAAACCTCTAAAATCCACCCGCGCCAGCACCATACCGTTGTGAGTAAGGAATGTATGTAGACCTAACGTAATCCGCACGGTTCAACAAGATAGACTGCATTTGCTTAATACCATCTTCAAATCGTGAGAAGTTAATTCCGTACTGCTGTGCCTCACCACGATACTGATATGCATATGCGGTAGCACCATCTACAACTACTTGTCTATACTGTTCTGGAACTGTAGGCACATCTCCGTGTGCAGACAAAGCTGTAGGCTTCTTATAATATTCTAATTTTAATTCATATGCTTTATCAGGATAAGGAAATAAACCATAGTTATTATCTGGACTTCTAAATACATAAATAGGAACAGCACCTACACCTGTTGTAGTTTCTTGTTCAATATATTTTTGAGTATATTCTTTATAATCCATAATACGCAAAGTAATACCATTTACTGCAAGCGTATCATCTTTGCTAATTCTAAAAGTATCATAGTCTACAGACTGTGAGTCTGCAGGAATAGTGTAGCGTGTTTGACCAGCTACTAATGTTTGAGTATGTGTATCATGTGTAAAAGGCCAACCAAACTCTCGCTGGTTGACATAGTTGATAGCATCATTGACTGCATTCTTACACTGTACCTGAAAGCCACGGGCAGAACCAAAGTTAGCTGACGTAAGCGCAACTTCATTCATACGTGCAATGACTTCATTAGTAATGTCTAGGTAAGTGTATGCCATTGTGCATCCTTATAATAAAATAAAGGTAAAGGGGCAAGTTGCCCTGCCCCAATACTATGTTATTTAAGCAAAGTCACGTGCTACTTCTTGAGCAGTCAAATCGCCTTCGTCATTGCAATCCATGATGACAGCCCAGATACGGAGTTTACCCGTAGTAACTGCGCCACCTGACAGGGTAACAAGTTTGAGGTCGATGTTGTCATCAGCAACAGCCATCCGTGGAGAATAGGCTGCTGGGTTCTGTGCTACAACACCTGCTGCAGAAGTTCCGTCAAAACCATCAACGAAATCTTCAGCTGCAATCATGCCAAGGTCTACAGTAAGAGTAGAACCGTCAGAGGCAGTATCAACTTCAATACCTGCATTCATCACCATCATGCCTTTTTTAACAGCAATTACTGGAATGACATCGCCAGCGGCAAGTGCGCCACCTTTGTCAGACAGTGCTGTTGCAAAGTCAAATGTGGTCTGAACCATGTATGGATTACGCCCACGCTGCGAGTTGCCACGTGCGGCTTGGAGAGTGTTATCACCTAGTGCCATAATCTATTCTCCTTATACCAAGCAGTATTTGGCGTTAACAAGTGCTTCAGGACGAAGAATCTTGCGGCCATACAGATGCATACCACGGACAATATCAGCGAAGCTGTCCGGGTCGCGGTAAGTCTCAGTCTTGTTGATTTGGTCAGCAGTAGCAACGGCTGATGAATGACCACCAACAATCACACCAAAGTTATTAGCATTGGTTCCACCAGTAGTAGAAGGACCAGTACCAACTTTAGGTAGGTTGTTAGAAACATGGACTTTAAAGCCATGCAGGTTATTCAGAATCAAACCATTCTGCAGACCAGAACCACCAAAGTCTGAATCAAACAGACGTGAGTCTTCGTCTTTCAGCAGTTCAACAAACACTGGGTCAACAACCAACCAACGTCCCTGAGAGTCTACGTTTTGCAGGTCAAGTTGACGTGCCATACGTGCAATCACGGTAAGTGGGTTAGCTACACCAGCAGTTGTAGGAACAGCTTCTGATGCGCGAGGCTTCAGACCGACACAGTTAGCAGCATTACCTGCGTTGAAGTCGGATGCATTCAGCTTCATGCTTGCCAGCAGTTCGTCAGAACCAGCAGTTGTAACTGACTTAGTACCGTTAACTACGTTGTTAACAGTGTCAGGTGTACCACTGATTGCAGACTGCTTAAAGCCTGACAGGTAGCCAAGAACATCTTGGTCAAACTGGTCGGCTAGGCGGTATGCTGCACGGTTGCTTGAGAGAGACTCAAAGTTTACGTGCGAATGTGCTTCTTCAATGTCGTCAACTTTGAATGCAAAGTAGTTTGCTTTGTCAACGGTCAGTGTGAAGTCTTCATCGTCAAGGTCTTGCGGCGTGATTGTAGTACCACGTTCGTATGCCTTAACAGTGATTTCGGGTTCTTTAATGATTTTAACTGAATCACCAAAGTTTGCGATTTCACCAAAGTAGTCGTTATTCGTAATTGCGTCACAAACAGCGGCCTTGCGGAATGCAAGCTGCACCTGTTTGGAGTAAATTACGGGGCTAAAATTGCCATTCGGCAAGTTGTTATAACCCGGTGCGCTTGGGAAAGCCATAATCCATCTCCTATTGTTTTGGATTGTACAGATGCAAACAATACAATTCTTGGCAGAGGCTGTCTAACGTAGGGTGTATTTTGTACAAGAGTTGCAACTAATGTACTCAATAGGCCATGTTATTCAGGTAATCTTGAAGATTTTTGTCGTTTGCGGATTGACAATGTAAACAAGTAGCTAACCTGTTTACATCATACATGACTATAGTTATACTTATAAATAACTACTTGTCAACTCTTTTTATCGTGCAGAGCCAGATAAATCGTAGATAAATTTGCCACTACGGATTGCATCCATGATTTCATCTGAACGCTTTTCGTATTCATGTGCTGACATTTTATCTACGTCTGATTCTTTAAGGTACGTAGACGCTTCATTAGTCTGCGGCTTGCTTCGTTTATTTTTCGCCGAAACTGCCTCTGCTGCACCCTTATTGCTCTTGCTCTTAGTTTCTTTGCCAATACCTCTATCTGCTTTGTAGAGGTCAATTGCTCTTGCTGCTGAACGTGCGTCATTATCATTCTCGTACAGTGCGTCCTGTACCCACTTAGGTTGTTC